GCAGGCGTGAAGAAGCGTCAACCGATCATCACTAAGATGGCTCCTCCTGGAACGGTGTGATGCGAACAACTCTCAATTACGATGCGATCGTCAGCGGTATTTGGGTGTTCACTGGATCAGTCAATCTACCGGATGCGTCCGTCGAAAACAGTCATTTTTCTTCTGATCCGACGAAGGCTCTCAGTTACGAAAAAGCTCATCACACTTTCGGTTTGCACTATTCGCAAGCCGAAGGTGGCGACGTCGCGACCGCCACTCAACTCATGTACATGTGCACGTTTCCGGCGATCGTGTTGTCATTCGCGGTGCGGATCTTCACGGCTCCGACCGGTGGCGACAAACAATACACCGTCGATTTGAAAACCAGAGCGGGGGGCGGAGCCGCATGGTCGTCTCTTTTGTCGTCTGTCATAACCGTCAGTTCTGCCGACGCAGACAACGATGTTGAAGAAGCCACGTTGATCGGCGATCCATCGTTGGCGGCTCAAGGTTCGTTGCAAATCGTCGTTACTGCGACCGGTACGACCGGTTCTCAAGGGCAAGGTATGATCGCTTCGATTCGATTGGCCGAGGCACCTGCCAGCACGGCGGTGATGTGATATGTTCAACAGACTCAAAAATTTGTTCACGAAATCGAGCGAACCAATTCGCGCGAGACCGTTGCGAGTGTCGAGCATTCAAGGAAGCTACGACGCAGCGAAAAGAACGGCGATCGAAGAAAGATATTGGTCCAACGTCGATTATCTTTCGCCAGACGCGAGCGCGTCGTACGCCGTGCGGAGAGATATCAGATCCCGCGCACGTTATGAAATGCAAGAAAACAACAGTCTTGGCAAAGGTATGATGTTGACATGGGCCAACGACGTCATCGGAACTGGTCCACGACTTCAAATAACTACAGACGATCTTACCATCAACAAACAAATCGAAATCGCGTTCAAGAAATGGGCGTTGAAAGTCAAGTTGGCGCAAAAACTCAGAACTGCCATCTATTCTAAACGAGTCGATGGCGAAGTATTCATCTGGAAGACAACCAACAAAAATCTTCGGCATCCAATCAAACTCGACGTCAGGCTCATCGAGGGAGACCAAGTGTCTACACCGATGATGCAAATGTTGTTCGAATCCAATGCCGTCGATGGTGTCAGATACGACAACTACGGCAATCCGATCGAATATCATGTCTTGAAACAACATCCCGGCAGTCAACTCTACAGTTTCTTGGTCAACCCATTAGAATATGATCGAGTACCTGCCGATCAAATAATTCATTTGTTTCGAGAAGACCGACCAGGTCAAAGACGTGGCATGTCTGAAGTAGCATCGGCTCTTCCACTGTTTGGAATGTTGCGTCGATATACACTCGCCGTTATGCACGCCGCAGAAACGGCCGCCGATTTTGCTGGAGTCATGTACACGGACGGGCCGGCCGTCGATCCCGATGAGGTCGAACCAATGGATGCGATCGAGTTGGAAATGAAAGCGATGCTGACGTTGCCTCGTGGATGGAAATTAGGGCAAATGAAAGCTGAACAGCCGGCGACAACATATGATATGTTCAAACGAGCGATCATTCAAGAGATCGCAAGATGTGTTAACATGCCATACAATATCGCGGCCGGCGACAGTTCGAGTTACAACTACGCCAGCGGTCGTCTCGATCACCAAACTTATTTTCGAGCGGTTGGTATCGAGAGATCTGTGATCGAGAACGAACTATTGAACGATATATTCGAAGAATGGTTGGACGAAGCACTTCTCATCGACGGGTATTTGAAGATTCCTGCTCTCGAAAATCTTAGTCACACGTGGCAGTGGGACGGATTCGAACACGTCGATCCTTTGAAAGAAGCAGAAGCCGGGATTCGTTTAGTCAACGCCGGTTTGCTCACGCACGCAGATTATCATAGCTCGCAAGGACGCGATTGGGAAGAAGTATTCGAACAGCGTGCGCGTGAAAATCAACGAGCAGAAAGTTTAGGTCTTTCGGAGACACCAGATGCGCAATCGAAACAAACGTCGCAAACAACGAAGTTTGATGAAGATGATTAAAGCCGACAACGGCGACAATATCATTTATTTGAATGGTGGTGGCGAACCGATCGAGTTCGAAGCCGACACCGGCGGCGAAGACAAATTGAAAACATTTTCAATGGTGGCATACACCGGTGGCATCCTCCGGTTATGGTCTCCAGTTGTGATAGATTTGGCCGGATTGAAGATATCTGGGAAAGCGCGTCCGATTCTTCGACAACACGATCCTCGTCGAATCGTTGGTCACACCACGACCATCGACAACAACAATAAATCATTGAAAGTCACCGGTGTCGTGAGTGGTACCGGAGAAGACGCCCGTGAAGTTACTGAAACGGGTCGCAACGGCTTTCCGTGGCAAGCATCAGTCGGCGTTTATGTCGAAAAGATGATCTCAGTTGGTGAAGGTGAAAAAGTGACCGTGAACGGTCGATCTTTCACTGGACCATTATACGTCGCGAGAAAAACTTATCTCGCTGAAGTTAGTTTCGTGCCGTTAGGTGCCGATGACAACACGTCGGCCAAAATCGCAGCAAATGGAGATATTTACGCAATGAACTTCGAAACATGGTTGAAAGACAAAGGTTTCATTCTCGCAGATTTGAGCGAAGCCCAAGTCGCTTTTTTGAAAGCTTCTTATGAAGCCGAACAAAACGCGCAGCGTTCTCCTCCTCCTCCTCTTTCTCCTCCTGAAATCAACGCCGGTGGAGGTGAAAGACTCGATATCGATGCGATCGTTCAGCGAGCCATCACGAGTGCGACAGAAGGAGCCGTTCGTGCGGTCACTCGACGTCAACGTGTGCAAGAATTGTGCGCCAATAACACCGAGTTGCTCGAAATGGCAACTCGAGAAAATTGGGATGAACAACGCACGGAACTGGAAGTGTTACGCGCCAGTCGTTCATCCGGACCGGCCATTCACGTTCGAAACGTCGATCATCAAAACACATCGGCGATCGAAGCAGCGATGTTGCTCAGAGGTTCTGGTTTGACTGAATCAGCTGTCGGATCGCTTTTCAACGAAGAAACGATGAACGCCGCGGTGTCACAAGATTACCGTGGATTCGGTATGCACGAATTGATCTACGCGTCGGTTTTGTCGAATGGTGGTTACATTCGACCAGGACGAATTGGATATGATGAGATTCGAACTGCGATGCGTTTGGATCCGGCTTTGAATCACATTCAGGCGGCCAGCGGATGGTCGACGATCAGTCTCTCGGGCATCCTCGGAAATGTCGCAAACAAGATGTTGTTGGCAGCATACAACGCGGTGAATTCTGTCGTCGAGTTGTTTTGTTCGACGGCCGATCATCCCGACTTCAAAGTGATATCGTCATATCGAATGACCGGTGTCGGGATGTTTGAACAAGTCGCGCCGACTGGTGAATTGAAGCACGCAGATTTGAGCGAGGAAACGTTCACCAATCAAGTGATGACCTATGGCAAGATGTTGTCTCTGACGCGGACGATGATGATCAATGATGATCTCAACGCGTTTTTGGGGATTCCACGGATCATCGGACGCCAAGCCGCGCTCAAACGAGAAGAAACGGTGTTCACGTTGTTGTTATCGAATCCGAGTAGCTTTTTCTCGGCGGGCAACAACAACTATTTGGACGGGGCGGCGACAGCTTTGTCGATCACGTCGTTGACGTCGGCAGAGCAGTTGTTTCTCGATCAAACCGATTCGGATGGAAAACCGATTCTGGTGACCCCAGCAATTTTGCTCGTTCCGTCAGCGCTCAAAGTGACGGCGCAACAATTGATGACCGAAACACGAGTCGTCGGTCAAGGACTTGTTGCGGCAGCGGCGCTTGCCAATAATCCGCACGCAGGAAAATGGCAACCCGTTGCGACTCCGTATTTGAATTCGCAAGGACTCACGGGTTCATCATCGTTGGCATGGTATCTCTTCTCCAATCCGGCCGATGTCGCAGCGATTCAAATCGCGTATCTACGTGGTCAACGCACGCCCGTGCTCGAGAGCGCTGAAGCCGATTTCAACGTACTCGGAATGCAATGGCGTGGTTATTTCGATTGGGGCGTCGGAATGCAAGATCATCGTGGTGCGGTAAAGATGAAGGGAGAGGCGTAACTCGACATGGTGGCGCCCGGCGGGGAGTTTAACATCTCGGTCATCCCCGCCGGGCTGGTTTTTGCGAATCAGATTTCATTCGATTTGGAGAAGTTTAGTCATGGCAAAAGAAGCTCAATTCGTTCAAGAAGGTCGGCACATCGACTACACTCCGTCTGGTGCG